AATCATTACTTAAATTAGAGAAAGAGTTATCTAAAATTAGTAAAGAATTAATTGCAATGGAAAAAAAAAAAAATAATCTAGGATCAATTGATATAGAAAAAAGAGCAAATTTACTAAATAGAAAAGATAATTTAGAGGATGAAATAGAATATATTAAAGATAATCAATATGAAATGGATTATTATGATAAAGCAGGAGATTTAATCAATGATTATTATGAATTAAGAGATAACAAAGTTAATGAATTAAAACAATCAAAAAGTATTTTAGAATATTTAAATCCTAATAAAAAGAAAGTAGAAAAAAAAAATAGTAGAGCTAAAATTTTTGAAAAATTTTGTCATAGAATAGATGGAATACGAATTAATATTGATGATGGTAAAGATAGAATTAAATATTGTAAGGAATGTAACATTGAAAAAACTTTAGATTATTCTGAATCAGCTTATATATGTTCAAATTGTGGAGAAATGGAAGAAATAATAATTGACGAAGATAGACAAATCAAAGAATATTCTCCTTACAAAAGATTAAATCACTTTAGAGAATGGTTGAATCAATTCCAAGCTAAAGAATCAACTGAAATAAGTGATGAAACTTGTATGAATATTATAAAAGAAATTAATAGAAATAGAATTACAGATTTAGCACATTTAGATAGAAGTAGAATGCAGGCAATATTAAAAAAATTAGGATACAATCATTTATATGAACATATTCCATATATAATCAATAAATTAAGTAATTTACCTCCTCCTAAAATAAATAGTAATATAGAATCTAGGTTCTTGAAAATGTTTATGATGATTCAGGAACCTTGGGAAATATATAAGCCTAAAGGAAGAAAAAACTTTTTATCATATTCATATATTCTGTATAAATTCTGTGAATTATTAGAATTAGATGATTTATTAGAATTTTTTCCATTATTAAAATCACCGGAAAAGTTAAAAGAACAAGATCAAGTCTGGAAAAAATTTTGTATTTATTTAAAGTGGGAATATTATCCTACTTTTAGGTAAGATTAAATTAAGGTAAAAACAAGAATTCCTAATTCTTTGTCACATCTAAGAATTCTAAAAATTCCTGATTTAATTATAAAATTACAAACATATATAAAACTGTAATCATTTAAAAAATTAAAATTAAAAATAAAATTATTATTTATAGTTGTTATTGAATTTCCTATTATATCTTGTAAAAAATTAGTATTTTTTTCAAAATATAAGTATGTTTTATCATTTCCAATAAATTTGTATCCAAATTTATTAATATTCTTTAAGAAATATTTTACTTCATATTTCAAATCAAAAAAATCAGAAATTTTATTTAATGGAAATACATAATAAAAATTATCTTTTGAAAATATTTTAATTGCATTATTTATTTGTATACTCATAATTTTATCAAATAAAATTTCAGAATTAGAACTAATATCTTTGGATTCATAATCAATTAAATAAGACTCACTTATAGTCCTACTATATTCTGATCTATTTCTTTTACCTAATAATTGTTCAGAAGTAGTTTTAATTAATGTACACATATTAAATTATTAAATTAATAATATTAAATTATCAATTTTTAATATAATAAGACATTTCTAAATTCTTACTTATAAAACCATTTTTTTCATAAAATTTTTTATTTTTTTCTTCACAATTTAAAATAATCTTATAACAATTATTATTTAAACAAAATTGTTTTAAATATAAAATTAATTCTTTTCCATACCCTTTTCCTCTATATTTTTTATCAATAACTATATCTTCTATATGACCTACGTTTTTAAAATTTCTTGAAATTTTTTTTTCTATTATTACACTACCTGTTCCTACAATATTGTTATCAACAATGATTAAAAATGTTTTTTTATAGACAGTTTCATTTAAATATATAACAAATTCATCTTTATTAAAATCATTAACTAAAGTTAATTGTTTTAATAAATTTTTATATATTTTAAAATCATCAGCATTTATCTCCCTAAATTCCATTAAATATTTATACATTATAAATTTAAAAAATAATCAATTGTCTTTTTTATACCTTGATCAAAATTAAATTCTGGCCTGTAATTAAACATTTTAGTTGCTTTTAAAATACTAGCATTTGAATGTGGAATATCACCTGGTCTATTTTCACCAAATATTGGATCTTGTTCAAATCCAATACTTTTTTTAATACACATAAACAATTCTAATATTGATACTCTACCTCCTGCTCCAATATTAAAAACTTCTCCATAACAATCACTATTATCAGTAAACATTGCCTTACAATTTCCCTGAACAACATTATCAATATATGTGAAATCTCTAGAATAACTTCCTGATCCATTTATTATTGGTCTTTTATTATTTTTCATTAAACTCAAAAATTTTGGGATAACTGCTGCATATGCCCCATTTGGATCTTGTCTAGGTCCAAAAACATTAAAATATCTTAAACCTATACATTCCACACCATAATTATTTGAAAAAATCCAACCATAAATTTCATCAATAGCTTTTGTAGCTGCATACGGAGATAATACTTTCCCTGTTTTTTCTTCCTCTTTAGGCAAATTTTCATCATCTCCATAAACAGATGATGATGATGCATAAACTACTCTTTTAATATTATTTTCTTTAGCTGATAAAAGTATATTAAAAAATCCATTAACATTAGTATTGTGAGAACTTAATGGATCATCTAAAGACCTTGGTACAGATCCTAAAGCAGCTTGATGACAAATAATATCCATATCTTTTACAGCTTTTCTACAATCTTCTAAATTTTTTAAATCTCCATAGATAAATTCTAAATTATCATATTTATCTAAAAAAGGTTTTATATTTCTTAAATATCCTGTTGATAAATTATCAAAAACTCTTACCTTTTTTACATTATTTTTTAATAAATGTTCAACAATATTTGATCCAATGAAACCACAACCTCCAGTTACTAAGATAGATTTACTATCCATTAAGTTAAATTTTAAGTATTTTTTAAATAATTTTTTTTATTTGATTTATGATAATAATATCATTTAAAAGATTATTTAATTATTTATTAATGAGTGATTCAGTAGATTACCTAGATGAAGATAAACTTAGGGTTCCTAATCAAAATTATGTATGTATTTCATTCTTGACACCAGAAAAAGATTCTGATAAAACTATTACTGGAATTAAAGTAAGAGGTGTTTTTAAAGAATATGATGAAGCATGTAAACATGCAAAACAACTACAAGATGAAGATAAATATTTTGATGTATTTGTAGGAGAAGTTGGTAAATGGTTACCATTTAATCCTAAACCAGATTCTGAGAATGTTAAGGACTTTGAATATGCAACTAAAGAACTTAATCAAATTATGAAAGGATATAAAAACAATCAAGAAAAGGCAAAACTATTCCATGAACAAAGAAAGAACGAAAAGGTTAAAGATAATATTAATGAAAATCTTCAAAGACAATATGAGAATAAGAAAAATCTAGAAGATAAATTAAATGAAGATTTAAATGATGAAGAAAGAGATTTGGTTAAATTCAATTTGGAGAATATTGACAAAGAGCTTGAAAAAATGAATAAAAGAAAGGAAGAGATTGAAGAACAAGAAAAAAAATTGATGGAAAAACTTGATCTTAAATCATTAACTAGTGCTAATAAGGGTCAAGATAGTCAAAAAGAACTAGATTTGTAGATTTTTTGAAATATGTAGATTAAAATATTTTAATCAATTGATTAATAATTAATTATAAATTATTTATAATTAAATATTAAATAAATTATTTTCTTTTAGTAGCTGACAACTTCTTTCTATTCTTACTACTGGGTCTATGTCCATTTTTAGTTTTTCTTTTTTTATCTTTTATAACGCTTGATTTTAAATTATTAATTTCTTTTTTGATTAATTTAGAATTTTCACAAAAATTCTTCTTTTTTATCAAGCCCGCCTTACTTAATTTTCTAGTATTATTTATTAAATCTTTCTTATCATTAATATTATTTAATTTACTTTTTAAAATATTAATTTGACTTTTTTTTTTCTTATTATGTTTTTTTATCTTATTGGTATTTCTGCTATTATTTTGCATATTTATTAATAATCATGTTATATAAAAAAAAATCAATTTTTTTAATTAACAGGTTCCTTGGTATCATTATATACTGGGACTCCATCTTCATAAACAATTCCTTGTGTTGCTCCTGAATATTTATTATATTGATTCATATTATCAGCAATTTTTTTTGCTGTAGGTAAAAATGTGGATAAGTCTACATATAGTTTCTTCAAAAAACCCACTAATTTATTCATCATATTATCAGTCTCTTTTGAATACCATATTAAATTATCTAATTGTAACTTTACAATTTTTTGTTTCATTCTAATCTGATTTTGAACCAATGGATCATGAAATCCTCCAGCTTGTTCATTATGATTTTCAAAAATATTCAATGCTTTCTCTACATTATTGTATGTATTTTTTACATTGCTTAACATTATTGTTTGTTTAGTCTTCATTAATTCTGTATGTGCTTTCATTAATTGTTGAGAAACTTCTGGATCTCCACCATCAAAGTTTTTTTTAGATTCATTACCAAATTGATTTGTCAAAATTGTTAATACTTTATTCGTGTTTTTGTTAGTATTCATAATATGTTTAAACAATTTATTGCTTATAGTTTTATTTAAGTCTTGTTGAGATATTATCATTAGATTCAATTTTATCAGTATCTGATTCCGGATTTCCACCGTCTTTCATTGTTTTTTTCAATTCTAAATATTTAGTTTTATATTTTAAATATTTTTTTTTTAAAGTTTTTGAATTTTCAAAATTCATGTTTATATATATATTTATAAAATTTTTTAATGTTCATCATCATCATCAGGTTCCTTTTTTTTCTTTACTTTTTCAATAATCAATTTAATATTATTTCTTTTTTTAGAAAGAGCATTAGATGGATCAAATAATGGTACTTTTTTATTCCAATTTTCATCATATTTCTTACTATGAAATTTCTTATATTTTTTAGATCCCATAGTAAATTCAGGAACTTCTTTTGCTTTATACCAAAAAACTTTATCTGTAATATTTTTACTATGAACACGGTTATTTATAACCATACAACCATAATCTTCTGTTACCTCAGTAAATACTTGTTGGAAAATATCAAAACTAGGAAACATACCAGCATAATGCTCATATAATCTTTTTCTATTTGAAATAAAATCCTCTGCCAAAAGAAATATATAATCAAAATTACTTCTCATTTCTGGAGGGATACCCATGGAATATTGCATTGTTAAAATAAATGATATGTGATGATGTCTTCCATTAAAAAATAATTCTAAAATACTTTCATCTTTAACCCATGTGCCTTTAGAACTCATGCAATCATCCATAACTAACATAACTGAATCATTTTTAAGTTTTTTTCCATTTTCGGATCTTTTTTTATTATCTTCACTTAATTTACTTTGTCTATTATATAATCTTGATAGAATCGATGTATCAAAATTATTATAAATAAATAAATCTGGTACAAATTTA